ACCAACTACATCAGATCAAATCCTGATTGGTATTATGCTGGTGTGTACTCAGATAAAGGAAAATCAGGTACAGATATGTCAAAGAGAATCGGTTTTAACCGGATGATTAGAAATGCGATGAATGGAGAAATTGACCTGATTATTTGTAAATCCATATCAAGATTTGCTAGGAATGTTGTGGACACGATGGATATTGTGAAACAGCTGACTGAAAAGGGTATTTTTGTGATTTTTGAGAAAGAGCGATTGAACACCAAAGATATGACCAGTTCACTGCTCATAAAAATACTTGCAACTTTTGCTGAGGAAGAAAGTAGAGCGACATCGGAGAATATTGATTGGGCCTACACAAAACGATTTGAGAGAGGCGAAGTGGTTGCTGGGCAGCTCTTTGGCTACGAGGTCAACAAGGATAAAGAATGGAGCATCGTTGAAAAAGAAGCCGAGATTGTAAGAGAAGCCTATGACCTATTTCTTAATGGATATAACATGACAGAGATAGCCAGACACTTTATAAGAAGGGGATACAAGAAACGTTCTGGTGAGATTGACTGGAATAATAATAACATCAGAAGCATGCTGACCAATGAAAGATATGCCGGTGATGTGCTCAGCAGAAAAACTTGTACACTCGATTTTAGAACACACAGAACAATAATTAATAGAGGACATAAACCCCAATATTATATAGAAGACCACCATGAAGGCATTGTTTCAAAAGAGGACTATGAGAAAGTTCAAGAAATAATTGGGGATAATAAATCTGATTTTAACAGGGGCGATTATGAGAAAACACCTTTTACCAGCAGAGTAATTTGCACCTGTTGCGGAAAGAACTTTCATCGCTTCGGTAAAAATATTAAGAAAACAATATGGCGATGTTCTTCTAATGTAAAAAGCGAGTTGCTTTGTGAAGCGGATCCTATTGAAGAAGATCAAATCGAGAAGCTCTTAAGGGAAGGTTTTGAAAAACGCTACAATATCAACCAAAGAACAAACGATGGACTATTGATTAAGCAGCTGACGAAAGAATTATCAAATGCTGAAGCGGTCAGGGAACGAGAGCAAAATCTACTGCGAGTTGAACTTGAAAAGTGTCTAATCGCTGAGAATAAGGCCATTCTTCAAAATCTTGATACTGAAACGTTAAAAGAAAAGCGACAAGAAGTTGAAAAAGAAATCGCATTTAAAGCTAAGCTATGGGAAGACTTCGATAAGGATTATGAATTCAGAGAAGCCTCCCTAAACCGATTGAAGGAGTTAAAGGGTTCAGATAAAGCCATTAAAAAAATACTAGATATCTCTTTCATGAGAGCGTGGGTGATTCACATTAAGGTGGAGTCACCTTTTTTATTTACCATCAAATGGATTGATGGAAAGGAGACGGTAGTCGGGAAGTTTAGGGGAGGTCATCACGATGGAAGGAAGTAGAAACATATCGACCATGAATCCTCGGGTTAGGGTAATCCCAGCAAATATGAATAACCCTGATTATAGAAGAAATGAAGAGCGTAAAATCAAAGTAGCTGCCTATGCCAGGGTATCTACTCATGAAGAGGAACAACAGTCCAGTTACAAATTGCAGGTTTCTTACTTTAAAGAATATATTGAAAAGCAAGAAGGCTGGGAGCTTTATAAGGTCTACAGCGATGAAGGGGTTACTGGAACAAACACTAAGTACCGAACCGGATTCAATCAGATGATCAAGGATGCTAAGGAAGGAAAGTTTGATTACATCATCACAAAATCCATCAGCCGTTTTGCCAGAAATACTCTTGATTGCTTAACCTATGTTAGGATGCTGAAAAGCTTAGATAAGCCAGTGGGTATAATTTTTGATCGTGAGTCGATTAATACCCTCGACTCTCGCAGTGAGGTCTTGCTCACAATTATCTCATCGATCGCGGAAGAAGAATCCCGCACAATAAGTGCTAATGTCAGCTGGGGGGTTCAGAAAAGATTCTCACAAGGTAAACCTCATATTCCTACCACATACTTCTTAGGATATGATGAGGACGAAGAGGGCAACCTCATCATTAATGAAGAGGAAGCTAAAACTGTAAAACGGATATTTCGTGAGTTCATATCAGGAAAAGGCTCGGTCCAGATTGCTAAAAGGTTGACTAAAGATAAAGTGAAAACCGCAAGGGATAATACAAAATGGACCAGTGATTCCGTCTTAAAAATTCTTAAAAATGAGAAATTTTGTGGACATGCGTTATGTCAGAAGTCAGTAACCCTGGACCCCTTAACTCACAAACGGGTCAGAAATAAGAACCACAAGCCGCAGTACTTTATCCGGAATAATCACCCTGCAATCATCTCTGAAGAGGAATGGAATTATGTACAAAAGGAACTGGAAAGAAGAAGAAAAATGAAGCATGATCCTGACGGGAAATACCATAGAACCTATAGTGGAAAAGCACCATTTTCTAATATGCTTTACTGCGGGGAGTGTGGCATGCCAGTTCATAGAAGGAGAATCACATCAAAAAAAGATGGCAAGCCTTACAAGTTTACAGTTTGGCACTGCAGACTGGCGGCTCAGAAAGTAGAAGCTGACTTTAACTGCCATTCAAAGTATGTTTGGGAAGAGGTTATTGAAGCAGCCTACAATGAAATGCTTCTGAAAATGACTGAGGAGATTGATCTCATAAGAGCTGAGGGTGAAGCGGCCATTGAGGATGTGAGCTTAACATACGATGAAAAAGAAAGACTTAAAGAGCTTGAAGAAATCATCGATCGAATCAATGATCGCATAAGTGAAATGGCCATGAGAGAAAGTGTCACGAATGACCCCATCTATGATGCAACCCTTAGAAATATGATTTATGAATCACAAATTTACCAGCAGGAACATGAAGCGCTTGTCAAAAGCCAGGACGAAGAAATCTACATGAGGCAGAACCTAGAAGCCTTAATAACATATTTAAAAAACCAAAGTAGCTTTGAGACTTTTGATGCCACTGAATTTAAAAAGCTCGTTGAAAGGGGCATTCTCCACAAAGGTTATGAGATTGAGTTTATCTTTAAGTGCGGGGTCAAAAGAGTAGCTTATGGTTGGAGACGTGGGAAGAACGAGTAGCGGTTATTGAAGAATTTATCCAATTAAATAAAATACTCCTTTACCTTATGGAGATTGTACTTGCAATAGTTTGACACCAATGCAAACATACAAGCAAGCGTAATCTTTTAGGGGAAAGGAGTTTTTATAATGGACCAAATAGATAAAAGCTTATGGATCAATAAATTATGGGATCCTTTAGAAAAGATAGATGAAAGTCCACTTCACAGTAAGCGAGAGGGAATCAAGGTAGCCGCCTATTGTAGAGTGAGTCTTGATTCACTGGGACTGTCCCACTCATTAGAAAGTCAAGTAAGCCACTACACCCATGTGATTAATAGCAGGGATAATTGGACCTTTGTCGGTATCTATTTTGACAATCTGGTTACCGGAAGAAAAGCATCATTAAGACGTGGATTTACTCGGATGCTCAGACATTGTGAAGAGCATAGAATTGACCTAATCTTAGTCAAAAATGTATCCCGGTTTTCAAGAAACACGAAAGAGCTTATTGAAGTCATTGAACGATTAAAAGAAATAAACGTAGCGGTATATTTTGAAGCGGAAAATATTACGAGCACTAGGAGTGAAACAGCCTATCTTCTAAAAACCTATGCCAGCATTGCTCAAGGGGAGATTGAGGCAACTTCCCAGGCGATAGAGTGGGGACATGAAAAACGAATGATGAAAGGCAAGGTTAATATCGGACACACATACGGCTATGATAAAACAAAAGTTGGTAATGAGACCGTCATTACAATCAATGAAGAGCAAGCACAAGTTGTTAGACAGATTTATCAAATGCATCTTGATGGTATGAGTAATAATGCCATTGCAGGTGAATTAACCATTAGAGGAGTCAGGACCTACTTTGGGAAGGAACTGTGGGGACCGAAGACGATAGCATCAATCTTATCAAACATTGCCTATACAGGAAACGCAAAGACCAGGAAACTTACAAGAGATTTGATGAGCAACAAAAGACGGTCTTCAGAAGGGATACGGGATCAATATTTAATTGAGAACCACCATCCAGCGATTATAAGTCAGGAAGTCTTTGACCGGGTACAAGAAGAGAGAAGCAAGAACAAAAGGGAAACTAAACCTCAACAAATTAGACCCAATCCGTTATCAAGGCGGATTCACTGTGGCAACTGCGGTCAGAATTTTAGAAGAAATAGAAATAAACCATGGGAGTATTTCAGGTGCGTCTCGGCAATAACAAACAAAAACCTCTGCAGCTCACCGACTATACGGGAAGACTTGATGCTTGAAATAATGCTAAAAGCTTTTAGAGTACGCTTTGATACTCAAGATCCAAAATTGATTAAAATGCTTAGAAGAATGTTGATTAGAATAAATAAGAATGACTACTTTGAGTTTCATCGCCTTAAGGCCTTGACACAGATTCAATTGGCTAAAAGGTTGAGAGATATTCAATTTACAGATGAGGACATTAATCAGCTGGAAAAGGATTATGAGAAATTTGAGAACCGGCTTGTAGAAATAGAAGATGATAGGGATTATCGGCTCGGTTCCATAAAGTGGCTTGAGAATGTTAAAACATTTGAAGAATTTGATGGGAAAGCCACTATTGAATACTTACGGGCTTGGATTCTTTCTCTGGAAATTTATTCAAAAGATGATTATAAAATTTACTGGATCGATGGGAAAGAAACAGAGGTTGGAAGTTGCAAACCCATAAAACCAAACATAGAAGAGTCGTTATCAGAGTTGCATCCAAATGGGGATTTAGTGGTTCAAAAAGACACTAATTTTGAATTGATGACAAACATCCAAATCGCCTCGGAGAAAGGGGGTGATCAAAATTACGTTGACGAGGAGGACGGACAGATGTTAGCAGAAAGAAGACTTGAACCGAATTTGATGGTTAAAAATATACAAAGACAATTGAGCAACTCTGTGACAATGCAGACGAGTGTACCGGTAGTGAGAGATAAGAAATTAAAAGTGGCTGCATATGTCCGTGTTTCTACAGAACTTGAGCAGCAAAAAACAAGTATTAAGAGCCAATACTCATATTATCTGTACCTTATCCTCAAAGACCCACGCTACATTTTAGCCGATATCTATATAGATGATGGCAAAAGCGGAAGAACGACTGAAGGAAGGCCCGAGTTCAAACGCATGATGGAAGATTGCAAAGCAGGTAGAGTGGACCTGATCATTACAAAATCGCTATCTCGATTTGCCAGAAATACTGTCGATACATTAACCTACTTAAACATGTTGAAAAGTCTAGATCCGCCAGTTGACGTTTGGTTTGAGCGTGAGAACTTAAGGGCGCTTGATGAAAAGAGCAATGTCCTGATCAATCTCTTATCCGCACTGGGGCAGGAGGAAAGTGTCAATATAGGTGAATCCATTGCTTGGGGAAGAAGAAGCCTAGCCCAAAGAGGGGTTGTAAGACCGGCGGTTCAAGGCTACGGTTATGAGTACGATAAAAATAAAGAATGGGTAATAAACGATGAAGAAGCAAAAGTAGTGAAGCTGATCTATGATGACTATGAAAAAGGAAAAAACATGAGAGAGATAGCTAATACGCTTACAGAAGAGTCTATTCCCACACCAGGTGGACAAAAGATGTGGCAGGTGAGCACCATTAGGAGGATATTAAGCTCTGAGATTTACAGAGGAAACTATATATATCAAAGATTTCATTCAGGCTTTAGTTTAACCAGCGATCGGGTGAAGAACACAGGAGAACTGCCCATGTATTTCATTGAAGGTCATCATAAAGGAATTATTAATGGGGAGCAGTGGAAAAGAGTTCAAACTATGTTAGAAGAAAATGAAAAAAGCAGAAAAGAAAATTTTCAAAAATATCCAGTGGACAAGGAAAAGAATGATGCCTTTACTAAGAAACTATATTGTGGTGAATGTGGAACCGTCGTCGGCTATGTAAGAGGAATTAACAGACAAATGAAGAGTTATGAAAAGAGATGGTGGCGGTGTAATAAGGGGTTAAAAGGCCATTGTGGTTCTATTCATTTGAATCAAAACTATGTAGAAGAAAACTTCTCTCAAGTCCTAATGGATATAAAATTTAATCCTGCATTTGATGAGTACTTGGATTTATTTATGGAGGCTTTAAAGATTACACCAGAAGAAGAAATACAAAGAGAACAGCTAGAGCAGAAGAAAGAAGCGTTAAATCAACAGTTATACAAAGCTGTAGAGGATGAGCTGGGGAAAGCAGGTAAAGATGCAAAGCTTATTGATTATTTGACTGATGAGATTATGGATATAAGAGAGAAACTACTAGGTTATACGGCTCGTGAAGAACAACTGGAAGAAGTAGCAAAAGAAATTGAAGAACTTAGAAAGAATCTTGAAGCCTATAAAAATAAAGGGAATGATGATTTAGGATATTACAAAAGCTCACCTGATTTTAAAAGAGAAATTTTTGAAAAATTTATAGAAAAAGGGACCATTCTAGAAGATGGTCAGATTATTTATCTGTTCCATTCTGGTTTTGAGTGGAAGGCACCAATAAACTATAAAGACTTTCAAGAACAGGAGAGGCGTAGAAAAAAAGCAAAGACGCAATTGGAAAAGAAAGAGTTTTTAAAGGGGCCTGAAGTGAAGGCTTTACTAAAATATTGTGAAGAGCCGAAGACAATAACAGAAATGCGTGAGTATCTTCCAAGGTATTTGACAAATCCTAATTTTAAGAAGTTTATCGTGAAGCCACTTTTAGAAAAAGGAATTATTAAGGAAACAATACCGGATAAGCCAACAAGTAGGCTGCAGAAATATTATTCGGTAAAAAAGTAGGTATGCATTTTTAAAAGTGGAACGTTATTCTTAAAATATGAAGAAAATCATGACAAAATTAAAAACGCACAAAGAAACCCACTGAGTAGCCTGATTATGATGATCAAGTTACTTGGTGGGTTGTTTTTTGTGAAATAACTGTGGGAAACAACACAAGTACAAAATACGTACAAAAATATTGAATTTGTATTAAGAACTGTGGTATACTACGGGTGAGGTGAAAACTATGGAAGTGAATTTAGAGAGTTTAATATCTTACGAAAAAATGAAAACAGATCTTGATGATGTTTTTAAAGTCGTTGAGAAGAATGGTAAGGTAGTCATTCTAAAAGATAACGAGCCGGTGTACATTTTACTAAAGTATGATCGAAATTCAGGTCCAATAGAGAAAATTCTAGGCCCTTCGATTCCTAAGAGAACTTTGCAAGAAGCCATGAAAATTGTACTTAAAGAAGTGGAAGGCATGAAAATGCATGCCTCAAAACTTTCAGATGAAATATATAGAAGGAAGTTGTACCTGAAAAAAGATGGAACCCAAGCAAAATACAATCAGATCCGCGCAAGATGTGGTCATTACCCTGACATGTTTGAAGCTTTACCCGGGAATATCATTCAGTTGAAGGAGGGTGTTGAGTAATGGATTTTGAAAAACTATGGAATCAGATTCTTTGCGCAGCAACTGAAAAGGCTTTTGATGTATCAACAGTTCCTCAAAACAATAGAACACCACTGTGGTTTAATGTTCATACAATAGAAGCACATTTGTACGTTGATAATACATCTAATAAGAAACCATCTGTTCGACTAAGTGGAGCCAGAAGAATCACTAAAGATGATTTTCTAAATGTAGCTGGATACTATGAACGGTGGAAGAATGGAGAAACTCACCTACGTCAGGAAGTAAGAGAGCAATCAAGAAATACCGCTTATATTTTTGGATTGATATCTCAATTCTCAAAAGCATGATTACTATCTGATTGAATGGATAAAATAAATTATAACGCCATGCTTTGGCGTAAACGAGGTGTTGCAAGTGAAGATAGAAAGTTTGAAGAAAATAATCAGTAGTGGTGAAAGCATCACTGTAGAATTCAAAGAGAGTAAAAAGAAGTTAAATAAGGATGTCTATGATTCTGTATGCGC